ACACCTGCTGGGATAGGGACACCGGCGCCATTATCGATTCTTACGATCTCTCATCATGAAACCCGCCCTTCTTCTCCTCTCCATCGTCTTTTTCTCCATGCCCATGTTGGCATGTAATCAGCCCATCATTAGAAACGGTTCATGCCCACTTGGCTACTATCGATCAAACGGCTATTGCATTCCTAATCGATAGGCGCGATAGTGGCTTGTTACGACCTCGCCCTGTCCCGAACCATGCCCTCTTTTGAGCGCTTTGAACCCAAGCGGATCAGTCTCAATGGGAAAAGGCACTACATCTGCGAGAGCTTCCCAAACGTGCCAGAGGGCATGGTTCTTCCTTCTGTTACTACCACCCTTTCTTCCATGGCGCCAGTGGCCAAGATTATGGCCATTATGAACTGGCGGAAGCGAGTGGGGAACGACGAGGCCAATAGGCGCACAAGGCTTGCCGCCAATCGCGGCACCTGGCTCCATGGCGTCTTGGAGGATTGGTTCAATGGGGAAGACATCGAGCACCACCTGGAAAAAGCAAAGGAATGGGCCGTCTACTTCCAGACCATAGACCCATTTTTGGAGCACATTGCGGAGCCCGTCTTGGTTGAAAGCGCAGTGGCTTGGTTCGACCTCGACAGGGAAATTGGCTATAGCGGCACGCTTGATATGGTCGCAAAGATGGCTGATGGTCGTACTGCCTTGATCGATTGGAAGACAAGCTTCAAGGAAAAGCCAGATTACCAACTGGCCGACTACAAGCGACAGCTCGGGGCCTATTCAATGGCAGCAGAACAAATGTACGACACCTCTATTGACGAGGCCTGGTGCGTCATTTCCTGCTTTGACCCAGAGGACGAGAAAAGCAAGAGCATTCTTCAGTTGGTCCACCTTGATGGTTTTGAGCTGGTCAGCCAGCAGCGCATCATGGCCGATACGGTAAAGAGATATTTCAATGCGTGGTACCCCGGCGGCAAGGCATTTGCGCTCACAATGGACAGGGGGTGACAGGGGGCTTCGAAGGGGGTAAGATTGGCAGGCCCACAAAGGGCTGTACCATCACTCCCCTGGAGAAACACCATGGCTGGAAAGCCTCCTATCACCGCTGCAATCGACCTCACCCCTGACGTGCTCAACGCACTGAAGGCTGCTGGCCCCAATGATCGCGGCAACTACTCTCTCGACCTTGCCGTATGGGAGAACACCCGTCGCACTTCTGACCGCGCTCCCGGCTACACGGGCAGCGTCAAGGTGAAGGGCGCAGATCGCGACGCTCCCAAAGGCTACGCTTCTGTGTGGACCAATATGGGCGGTTCTGACGACCTGTTCTGAAAACAAGGGGCTTCGGCCCCTTTCTTTTTATGGAATACCTGCTCACCTTCATTGTTTGCTTTGCTCTTGGCTACTTTTTCGTCGGTCTTTTGATTGACCGCAATTGATCCTTTTCATTAGACAACCATGCTTCTCACTGACAAAGAAATCAGCAAGCTTGCTGAGCTTGATATTTTTACGCCTTATGTTGGCGAAAAAAGCCGCAGCTTGGACGATGGCACGAAGGCCATCTCTTACGGTCTTTCACAGGCTGGCTATGACATCAGGCTCTCTCCTGATCAGTTCTTAGTGTTCGATGGGAAAAGTTGCAAGGGCAGAAGCAAGCCCTTCCTTGACCCCAAGCTTTCAGACGCAACCATTCCTTACGATGCTCCGCTCGTGCATGGCATCAATGGGTCGTGCTTCATTCTGCCCGCTCATAGCTTTGCTCTTGGCGTGAGCCTGGAGCTCATCTCTATGCCACCAAGCATCATGGGCTTGTGCGATGGGAAAAGCACGTATGCACGCTGCGGCATCATCATCAATGTCACTCCTATTGAACCTGGCTGGGCTGGTCATTTGACCATGCACATTGCCAATCCCACAGCATTTCCAGCCCGCATTTATGCCAATGAAGGCATTGTGCAAATTATGCTCGTGCAGCTTTCTAGTAATGTGGCACAGTCCTATTCAGGGCACTACCAGAATCAAGGCGCTAAGGTGCAGCTAGCTGCTGTCTAGTCTTGAGCGCTCTTGAGGATCAGTTTCTTGGGCTTTGGCAAGCTCGGTATCCGCAGCTCTATTTAGAGCGTGAATACAGCGACATCGAGGCCTGGGAAAAGGATTATCAAGAGCGCTATTCTCGCAGTAAACGCTCAAAAAGGTATCGTCTTGACTTTGCTCACCCCGACTCTCGTACTGGCATCGAAATACAGGGTGGTGTTTACAATCGTGGCCGCCACGTCACTGGCTCTGGGTATGAGCGAGATTGCAAAAAATATAATCTCGCCTATACGAGTGGTTGGACGATCTTTTTGCTCACGAATGCCATGGCCAAAGACTCCACCTGGCTCTCGTTGATTGCTTCGCATATTTCCGAGTCATCCTCTCCATCTCTCTAGCGGCTTCCATTATCAGCTCATCAGCGGCTTCAAGGTCCAAGTCTTTCTTTGCTAACGCTTGTCGAAGCTGGATGTTCTCCAGCATCAGACCTTGTATGGCCGTGTGCATTGAAGACCATCCTTCCAGCAGGTTCCTGGCTACTGGCTTGAGCTGATCAAGACTGCCACATTCATCGATTGCCTTCTTGTTGACCGTCAAGGCAAATTCCCTTTCAGGTGAATGCTCGAACGGTCCCATAGCGGCTTGGTATTTTCGGCCATTGTAGTCGACCACATCCACGGGGATTACAAATTTCATTGTTGCTTTACTGTCCTGAATACAGGCTAAAGCCAATGAGCGAAGGCAAGGAGGAGAAAGCCGAAAAGAAAATGGCGGTTGCCACGAAACTATTGCCGCGCAGGTCGGCAAGCCGTACAATTGGTCAGCCTTTATTGCTGCCTCAATGCCGCCTGCTGCCGATCCGTTGAACGATGGCAAGAGCTGTTTGGTGCTTGTCGATTCAATGGGGAACAGTCTTTCCGTTGTGAACGATGCGCGTCAAAGCTTCGCTGCTAAGTCAGAAGAGTGGACCGAAAAAGACGGAAAGCTGTTGCGTTATCTGGCCCGCGAGCACCATACAAGCCCGTTCAGGGGCGTTGTCTTTAAGTGGTTCGTGAAAGCGCCGCTGTTTGTTGCCAGGCAATGGTGGAAACATACGGTCGCCTCGACTTACGTGGATGATCAGCTCGGTTGGAACGAGAAAAGCTTTCGCTATTGCTCGGCCGAAGATGCGGAGTTCTACATGCCAGCCGTCTTTATGCGGCAGAGCGAAAGCAACAGGCAGGCCTCAGACGGCCCTCTGACGAGCTCCGCTCAAGATCGGGCATCAATCTTCTATCGGGAAGCCATCGGCACCTCCAAGGCCGCTTACGAGGAGCTGGTGGCAATGGGAGTGAGCAAGGAGCAAGCGCGAGCAGTGCTGCCACCTGCGATGTACACTTCGTTTGTCTGGACTTGTTCGCTCCAGGCTCTGTTTCATTTCATCAGCCTCCGCAAAGGAGCTGGTGCCCAAGGAGAGATTATTGCTTATGCCGATGCCCTTCTCGAGCTAGGGAGCTCAGTGGCTCCTGAGGCTTTCGAGGCCTTTACTTCAAACAACTACCAATTTTGATCATGAACGATTCCGTGAACAGCCCCGCTCATTATTCTTTTGGCTCCATCGAATGTATTGAAGCCATTGAAGCTTCAATGAGCGCAGAAGCCTTCAAGGGGGCTCTCAAGGCGAACATTCTGAAATATGTCTGGCGTTATGAAAACAAGAAGGGCTCCGAAGATCTTCGCAAAGCCCAGTGGTATCTAGAGCGACTAATTGCCATCCGAGAGCAGGAAGAAGCCAAAGCTCAAGAGATCATGAAACAAAGCAAAGAAGTGGCGGAATATATTGCCACTCACGATCCTGATGACTATTTGATCAGCGGCTGCCCTGACGGCTTTTGCCCCATGCCTGAATTCAGGCAAGGCCCTCGAGAAATTTTCTCTCCGATCAACTAGCTAAGCATAAAGAAAGCGGCCAAATACGAGCCGCTTTTTCTTTCGCTTCATGAATGGGCACGATGCGCTGCGTTTCCTGCATCCACTCTTCCCATGG